GTCAATTCCCTGTTTGATAAAAAAGTCCTGGCAAGATTCAAAATAATTCTGCATGCGATCTAGATCCGGTACAGCATCACCAAATGTAACAACAAAGTCAGCCGAGTACTTACGGAATGGCTGAAATGCCAATTCGCCAATATACTCGTCGTTGTCAACCGACAAGTCCTCAAGAGTCTTGCCAATTTCAACGTAGTTTAAATACACAGCGCCAAACTCAGTAGCAGTTGTACCGTACTGCACCATCTGATCAATAGTCAAACTTGATAACTTGGGCATGCCATACCAAGTGCAAACAAACCTTGGAATTGACTGTCTGCTGGCACTCTCGGCGCGATGCACCAGTGTGTTTAAATCAGCCAATGCCTGCTGTACTGTTGCTGGCGCTGTGTTCCACCAGTCGCTTGTTTGACTATCCAATAGTCCGTGATAGATTTCAAAAATGTTGTGCAAATAATTCAACAAATCTTGATCATCAATTGTGGTGAACTCTCTGTTTACAATAGTCTCATATTTATTAATAACAGCAATACACTCACGTAACCGAGATTCAGCTTGTGCTCTTTCAGAGTTGCCACTATCAAATCCGTAAAATCGTCTAGCATCATCCATGGGCCATTTGTTGCGTAAATGCATTTTTCGCAACCATAGATCTGCTACAGGCGTGGGCTCTACAGCAAACTCCATTTCAAAATCATTGTCAAATTCAATTACTAACACAGTGGTCATTTAACTAGTATAACAGATACAAACACAGAAGTCAAAAAAAGAGGCACCGATTAAGGTACCTCTAAACAGATTGTCCAAGGAGCTAGCTTGATAAATGACAACCCGGAAACTGTTAAGAATATTCCTTGTCTATCTTGGTGTTGGTCAACCCAGCTAGTGTTTGAAACTGATCCCATGCTGCCTTGACAGCTGGGCGAGTTTCCAACTCTGAATCAGGCAATACTGCTTCCAGCCAAATCTCTGGACGGCGCCTTGGGTGTGCGCCAAACTTGCGTGGCTGATGCATTTTACCAGAGTCGTACAAGTCAATGCTGACACCGCGGAACCGATCTTCATCTTCGTCGGAGTATCCTGCCCATTCTGGATTGCTACCACCAAAAAAGCCTCGCATCAAGTTCGCATCTGATCCGCCAGCATAGCCTTGCCAAATGCCTTGCCATTGGTCATCATCATGTGGGTCAAAGTCTGTGCGGGCAATAACCACTAAGACATCGTCGATATCTACTTTTCCATCAACAATATCTCTTACGCAACGACTGTAACTAAGTCCAATTTTCATGTTATCCTTTTGCAGTAACTGTGGTCTTAAAAAGAAAACCACACAACACAGTGATACCCCAGGCCTGCAACCAAGTTACCTCAGCTACACCTGCAATGGCGCCAACCAAGCAACCATTCCAAAGCATGTACACGGGCCAACTCATTAAAAAACTCAGGGCCACTAGACTCACAAGAGCCAAAACACCTGCACCAATAACTACTATAATTTTTTCCATATTAGGCACTCTTCATGCAAGTTGTCTCAGCCATCAATCTCCACTTAGCAGGGAAGCTCTTGACCAAGTCTGCAATCTTGAGAGCCATACGCAAGCTCATCTCACGCAAGCGAGCCTGGTTGGTGTTCATGAACTCAATGATGTCATCTTGTTGCATCTCTGAAAAGTCATAGTCTTGGAACAGCACACCGTCCTTGGCAATCTGCTTGATACGCAGGATCTTGTCACGCATGGTGTCCAAGGTCAAGTCCAGATAGTGGCATCGGCTTTGCAATGCATCCAAGTGATCCCGCAATTTTTGCGACTTCATTTGATCAAACTTCAAGTTAGTGATAAAAATCACACTGCCTTTGAATTCAAATTGATCCGGGATGCCTTCGCGACGCAGAGTGCTGGACTCGCTCAACCAGGAGATCTTGCGCTTCTTGCCTGAGTCAAGAGCACCCTTGAGCAAGTTAAGAGCAACGTCATCCAGCAAGATGCTGTCGCAGTCATCAAACACCAGTACGCAATTGGCATCTGAATACTTGTACAGTGTCTGGTACAAACCAATTGGGGTGGCACTGCCTTTAACAACCTCGGCACGCAGTCGTTTGCCACTCAGTTTGTCAAACAAACAAGCTTTGTCAACTTCAGCTTCGACACCAAAACTCTTGCCCACACCAGGGGGGCCGCTCACAATCATGGCACGGATGTCACCTGCTGTGGCTGCTTTGGTCATCTCAGTAAGAATCTCAAATCGCTCACGGATCCGAGTCATTGCTTGCTCTTCAGTTTCTACTACCACTGGTTGTTTAACCTCTACAGTCTTGGGCTGGGCTGTCACAGTGTCTCCTCCAACAATTTCAATATCTTCAATGCCGTCAACACGCACACGCACCACGTCAAATTCGGGACCAAAATGCCCATCGCTTTGTACAGTTACAAAGCCGCCGCGGGCGCCTTTTGTAAAATCTTTAACAAGAGTAAACGCAACACCACGCACGTTTTGATTGCGATAAGTGCCTTTGTGTATTACAACTTGGGTCATTCCTAGCTCCTTTTTTAGTTTCTATACAAGTATTATAGCAAAGTTCAAATTATTGGTCAACCGGGGCAAACAGTTCTTGACCTTGTTGCATAAAAACAACAAAGGCTTGCATTGTGCGCTCACTGTAGACCATACGACCATGCTTCTTGATATCTTGCAGTGTTTCCAACAGGCCCATGCCCAAGAATTCTGCTTCTTTTTGTAACTGGTTAATTGCTGTAGCTATCTGCATTTCTGCTCCTTGTTTCTTACAATACTTCTATTATAGCAAATGGAGCATTTCTGGTCAACCAGAATTTGTGTTGTATTTTTACAACAATTTGAGATATTTTCAGTATTATTAGCTGATTTTTGGCTCATATTCAAATGGCTATATTGGATATTTGATTTTATAAACATTATAATACTCCATTTAATAACCAATTAATTAGTACAGCGAATTGATAATTTCTAGTCAACTGTTAGCCATAAAAAAACCCGCATAATGCGGGTTTTTATGAGATTATAATGATATTTTAATATTCTAAAATTTCAAAATCAAATTCTATAGTGGACCCTGATCCAACTGCCCAGCGCCATTCGCCGCCAATTGGGAATGTTGCAGTGTCGCGAATTTGCGGAATACCGTCAATTTTAATATTGGTCTTGCCGTCCGACTCAAAAGAATTGACGTTTGGATCTGCAAAAAATTCATCTGGTGGTGTTACCAATGTGGGAGTACAGTTTGCAGATGCTTGTTCTTTAGTCAATCCATATTTGGACTCAAATGCAGGGTTGGCCAATAATTGTATATCTGTTGACACTTCGTTGCCGGTAGTCGGCACATGTGCAGGCCAAGTAGCACCTGAGTTTAGCGCAAACGAATGGGAACCACGATAGTGGGTCACAGCAATATGACTCACTAACAAACTGCCGTTTAACACTGTGACACTGCAAGGAATTTGACCAGTTACCGATGTATCACTAGACCATTGGCATAGCGTGTCTAATTCGCCAAGATACGGTGATTCTAATACCCCTGCCACTGTGGGGGCAGTTCCAGTATACACTTGTGCCCCGTTAAAGTTCACTGTGATAGTTGCTGGATTTGCTGGGTCTCCCCATATTCTGCCAAGTAATCTGTTGCTTCGAGTAGTCATTTTTGTTTATCCTCTTTTGTTTATTTATCGGAAAGTTACAATCTCCAATGTTGCAATATATATTTATCCTGAACTTCGTGTGGCTTAGGGGTTCCGTGAAACACAATAACCCGCACCTTGGGATCAATCCTGCAACCTGTACCGGGGCTGTGATATTTACGTGTTTTCATGTTTTGACCGCCGTCGTTCATTTGCCATCTCCAGCTTTGTATCATGTCTGCATCAAACAAATTGCGGTGACGCTCGTCAATCACAGCTGAAAGAAAATCCTGGTCCCCCGGGTATCGTGCAGTTACTGTAGATGGCCCTTGACTCATAAATGATTCCCAAACATTGCTAAATCTAGTGGTATCCCAAAGCATGACACTGGAGTTAATACCAGCCCAGGCAGGACGTTGCAGATACCTAAAATCACGAATAGTAGAAAAATGACTTGGGGGAGCTTGTAACATCCAATCAATATTGCCAGTAATCACAACGTCAAGATCAAAATACAACAATTGGCCCGAAAAGTGATCAGGGTTAAACATCTGTATTTTGTACCACCAAGCACTTTTTGGTCCAGCTATGCCAGGCCAAGTGTCTAGCGTGTGCTTGATAAAAGGATCAGGAACCTCTCGTTCTTCTTCTGTGAATACATGCAGTTTTACAGGAAACGTTAAATTTCGACACAGCATGGCATAAAGTTTTTGAACATACGTCCATTGATAAGCGTCACCATGAATCACACATGCACAGTTTACTGTATAAGTTTGGTTTATCATAAGGATTAATATTTACCGTTATGTACATACATAAATATCTTTATGAAAATCGTACTTGTTACAGGTGGGTTTGATCCCATACACTCCGGACATCTTGCTTACTTCCAGTCAGCAAAACAACTAGGTGACAAACTCATCGTTGGGCTCAATAGTGATGCCTGGCTAGAACGCAAGAAAGGTCGTGCGTTCATGCCCTGGTCAGAACGTGCTGCCATTGTTGCTGCCTTGCATGTGGTTGATCGTGTGATTGATTTTGACGACCAGGATGGCACAGCAATCGATGCTATTCGTAAAGCCAAAGAGATATTTCCCAATCATGAGATTGTGTTTGCCAATGGTGGAGACAGAACTCAAGACAACATACCCGAGATGGTGTTCGATGATGTGGAATTTGTGTTTGGTGTGGGTGGAGAAGATAAGAAAAACAGTTCTAGCTGGATTCTTGAAGACTGGAAGAAACCCCGAACAGATCGCGCCTGGGGGTACTATCGTGTGCTACACGAAGTAGGCGGCCACGTCAAGCTAAAAGAACTCACAGTAAATCCCAAGACATGTTTAAGCATGCAACGACACGAAAAACGTGCAGAGTTTTGGTTTGTAGCCGAGGGTGAAGCCACAGTGTACACAGTGGATCCACACAGCACAGATCGTGAGCTGGCATCAAGCCCTGCCCGGCATCAGTCAACTTGGATTAGACTAAATGAATGGCACCAGTTGTGCAACGAAACTAACGAGCCGTTAAAGCTGATCGAAATCCAATATGGCGAAAATTGTGTTGAAGAGGACATCGAACGCAAATGAAGCCAATACCAGTGTTTGTTGGTTATGACCCCAGAGAGGCAGTGGCTTATCACACCTGCGCTAATTCAATTATACGGCAGGCATCAAAACCAGTTGCAATAATTCCGTTGGCATTGAATCTGTTTGAGGACTACACAGAAACACACACTGACGGAAGCAATCAGTTTATCTACAGCAGATTTCTTGTGCCGCATCTAATGGACTATGCTGGGTGGGCTATCTTTATTGATGGCGACATGATAGTGCGCGACGACATTGTCAAGTTGTGGCAGTTACAAGATCCCATGCACGATGTCATGGTTGTTAAACACAATTACAAAACTCGAATGCCGGTAAAATATCTTGGCGCCAAGAATGAAGACTATCCACGTAAAAATTGGAGTAGTGTTATTTTGTGGAACTGCAACAGTGAGTCAAACAAACAACTCACTCCAGATTTTGTACAGCAGGCCACTGGTGCTGCATTACACCGGTTTACATGGTTAGAAGATCAGCATGTTGGTGAGTTGCCAGTGGAGTGGAATTGGTTACCTGATGAATACGGGCCAAACCCTGATGCCAAGCTCTTGCATTATACCCTGGGCACTCCATGCTTTCACGAGTTTGCCACTACGCCACAAGGTGATGAGTGGCACCGGGAGCACATGCTAGCCGATTATTGTTTACAAAAATCATGACTCAACCGTTGTCAATTGTAGCCTACAGATCTTGTTTGCCATCAAAAAATAAAAAACAAGAAAAAGTTGATGCACTGATTAAATTCTGCCTGGGCGTACATGCCAACGGGGACAATGCGTACATGCATGAAGGCCAGGACACAGTGCCATGCGATGTTGCAGTAATACTGGGATGGGTTCACGAGGATTCAAAAAATTCACCTCACTTGCAAATGCGCAAAAGAGTGGCTGCTGAACAAGCGGCAAAAAATAAACATTTGGTCATAATTGACAGCAACTTATTTCTTTACAAAAATACCAAAAACCCATTGAACTATTTGCGTTATAGTTTCAATGGAGTTTTTCCCAACACTGGAATATACTGCGATTCTAATCCAACACTGGATCGATGGTTTGACTTTGAGTCACAACTTGATTTAAAGTTGCAGCCTTATCGTGTCAACGGAAATCACATACTGTTGTGCTTGCAAAGGCAAGGTGGATGGAGCATGGGAGGGATTGATGTGCAGTCTTGGATTGCCAGCACTGTGTCTTCTATTCGTATGCACAGCAGTCGCCCCATTAGGTTACGAGCTCATCCAGGTGATAAAACTCAGCATGACTTTGGTCGAATAATTAATCAATTTCCCAATGTACATGTGTCCAGCCCAGGCAGTTCACTACTAGACGATCTAGCCAATTGCTGGGCTGTGGTCAATCACAATTCCAGTCCAGCAGTTGGTGCAGCCATTGAAGGTTATCCAATTTTTATCACCGACCCAGAACGCAGTCAATGCAAAGAAATTGCCAACACCGACTTTGCCAAAATTGAAGATCCAGTGCTGTACGATCGACAACTGTGGCTAACCAGACTGTCAATGTTTCATTGGAATTTTAACGAGGTTCAGTCTGGGCAATGCTGGGCTCACATGCGCCGTTACTTGCCCGGTATTCCATAAAACGCAAGGCCCACTCATGCCGTGTTTGTCGCATGGCGTCAGACTTGTAGATCTTTTTTTGATATCTGCGATTTTGGTATGTGTCATCGCCGTTGTTGCCGGTAACGTCAAACCTATCATGTATGACATTTACCGGCAACTCTTTAACTGCTCCTGCTTCGTGACAAATATCCTGTATCCACGAATCATTGCAGTTGCACAAACTCAATGTCCCAAATATGTCTATCCATGTGCGTGGGATAAAGGGAAATAAAGTTAATTTTTTATCAAAATTCGTAGTGGTCATGTGTAGCATGCCAACAAAGTCACTTTGTTCTGCCAAGCAAACATCCCAAGACTTGGTTTGCATCAACGCATCATCATTCCAAAGCAGTAGCCATTTGCCCTGTGCTTTGCTGGCCAACAAGTTGTAATAATTGTGCAATTCAATATAGCCCCAGGCTGGTGTTTCAAACACCTGTGTGCTTGCACCGTACCTGTTGATAAAATCTGTCCAGGCTGTTGAATTAAAATAATCTTTACTGGGCTGATCATCATGATCGTACGCAATTGATATCTCAATTGATGTGGGGTCAGCGGCACACTCTAACAATGTTTGCACACTGCGATTGACCAATTCCACTCTGTTTCGAGTGGGTAGCATAACTGTAACTAATGTATTTGATGTCATGTTGTACTTAGTAACCACACCGGCAGTCTAGTCTATAAATATCTACATGAACATTCCAGCATTTGTCATTGGCCTCAGCCAAATCCCAAGCTCAGCAGAGAGCTCTAAACGAGTAGTACAAGCTCTTGAAGATTTTGGAATTCATGCGCAACACTGGGAAGGCACATATGGCAACGATGCCATTGAATTGTTCAAGAGACTTGGACGCGAAATCCAACCCACCAGCTTTAAAGGAAATCCAATTGATGCTGATTACATCAAATCATGTTCGCGTCCAGGGGTAATGGGCTGTTTCCATAGCCACTACAGGTTGTGGCAACACTGTGTTGATCTTGATACAAATATATTAATTTTTGAAGATGATGTTATATTTGAGCGTGGGTTTGAACCAGTTGAGTGGACTGATGTATTGTTAGTTGCAACTGGCAAGAGTGTGCACACACATGAATTTTATTCTGAAAAATTATACTCTCCTAGTGGTGATCCAGCGGCTGTTGGTTTCAAGGGAAAAGTCATGCCGGGTGCTGTGGGCTACGGACTCACGCCTGCTGGCGCAACCAAATTGGTCACTCAATATTCACGCTATTATTTGCCCGCCGACAATGCCATGAATGCTACTGTGGTAGAACTGCAATGTCACAATTATCTAATGGGTAGAGCTGCCATTGACGTCGATGGCAAAAAAAGTCTTACCAAAACCAGCATGTGGCATAAAATGCTCAAACGCTCTGCCAATACTGCTCAGTCCGGGTAACTTTTAAATCCTTGGGTTTACTGTGGCCCAGTTGTTTTCTATCACCTTTGAGGTGATCTAGGTATGCTCCCCAGGAAGTGTTGATCAAGGGATGGCCTTCACCCTGCACAATACCTTCACTCCAGTTGAGTTCCCGCACTGACACCAAGGAACGCACATGGTCAAATACAAAACTATCATGCCATTCGTCAAGAGCAAATATATCTCCTTGGTCATACAGTGCTTGGAACTTTGCCAAGAACCGACGGCCTGTGCTTGACCCAATATTGATTGCATATAATCCACATTCGGTGTACTTGCCAGTTCGTCCCAGAAAGCACAGATCATAATCGTTGCTGATCATTCGATTGAGATACTCAGTAGTGATCTCTGAGTGGCATACCATGTCGGCATCCATCCATATTAACCAGTCACTTTTGCAACACTGAGCTGCCGCAAAAATTGCATATACCTTGTGTGCAAATCTCACCGCATCCCATTTAAATCCTTTGCCAGCATCTCGTCGTTTTGAACGTACTGGGTCTGTTGATACATCACCGTTGGCCATGGGAACATGTTGCCACTTTTGTTTGAATGCACACAGTTCCGGACTGGCTTTTTCTAGATCAATTACCGCCAGGTTTGGCGCATGCTGTGTTACAACACAATTTTCAGCATAGGCCAACATGTTTACATCCGATGGCCATGTGTTTAAAAATGTTTCAATCATGCGCTGACCGTAGTCTAGATATCCTTTATGATTGAAAGTGGTAACAACTGAAAATTTATGTTGACTCATGCGTTTGCCTGTTAAGTATAATAAAGTATTTACACACAATGAAATTCTCCATTTATAATAATTTTGGTGCTGGTAATAGTGCACCTGTGTTTGCCGCATTTGAGCAAGGATTAACTAGACTTGGGCACACAGTTACACATCACGACAACTCTGCAGATGTTGCTGTGATATGGAGTCAACTCTGGGCTGGCACCATGCAACAAAATCTCCCAGTATGGCAATTGTATCGCAATAGCAATCGACCAGTTGTGGTACTTGAAGTTGGGGCAATAAACCGTGGACATACCTGGAAAATATTGCCAAATGGTGTTAATCGCATTGTACTCAGTGGCAACAGCTCTAGTCGTAGTCAACAGTTGGGCATAAACTCCTTGCCCTGGACCAACTCAGGAGAGCATGTGTTGATTGCGTTGCAGAGGCCAGAAAGCAATCAGTGGCACGGACAACCACAGATGCAATCTTGGCTAAACACTGTGGTGGATGAAATACAACAACACACTGATCGACCCATTGTGATCAGAAAGCATCCTAGATTTCGTGCTGTGACTATTCCCAGTGGATGTTCAGAGCAATTACCAACAAAAATTGCCAACACATACGACACGTTTGACTTTGATCAGTCACTGCGCAATGCCTGGGCAGTTGTTAACTGGAATAGCAATCCCGGTATTAATGCAGTGCTTAACGGAGTACCAGCCTTTGTTGGGCCTTCTAGTATTGCAGTGTCGGTGGCCAATACCAGCTTTGATAATCTTGACAATCCAGCAAGACCTGATCGAACACAATGGATTAATGATTTGGCTTGGACTGAATGGACTACTCACGAAATTGCCACTGGAGAACCAGTGGCAATTTACTTGTCCGAGATCAACGATTAAACTTGAATGTCTTCCATGCCGGCTGTGCGTAGTCGAACCACATGCCCCATTTGCCATTGCTTGGTATCAAGACCTTTCATGATTCCCAACCATTTGTTACGCAACAGTGCCACTTCGTTGATGATAGTTTCAAAGTCGATAACCTCATCCTCACCATCCACGTACTTTTCGGCGTCACGAGCAGTGAGTGCTCGTGCATAATTTTCTAAGTACTTTTGAAAATGGCGTCGACGGATTTTGCGTAGTTGTATGTTTAGGAGATTGAGTACTGCCTCAATCTCCTGTAACTGGTTAAATCTATGTTCGGTAATACCAGGTAATGCTGTGATGTTGCGTTCAACCACACCGGAAATACGGCATTCGGATTTGGCAGACAATAGTTCTTTTTCGTAATGTGAGATAAAGTCTGGTATCGTCCCAAGGTCAGCAACCACACGGCTATACCACATTAGTTTTCCCAGTCTTCGTTTTCGTCGTAGTCTTCATCTATGTCTTCGTCATCCTCTTCATCAAGGTCTTCACCATTGTCGAGATATGAAGCCAAGGC